CGGCAGTGTTTGACTTGGGGTAAGGAGTACTGGCCGTTCGCTATGCTCCTGGTCGCCATCATCATCGGCGGACCGGAGATATATGCACTGATTACCAATCCGACAAACACGCTGTCTGACTACAGCTGGCTCGAGTTGGGAGTGCATAGTAACTTCATTCCAACGTTCGCCTGGTATGCGAGCCTCATCGTCTTCATCATGGTCGCTATCGTCCTCATCATTCACATCTGGTTCAGGGGAGTCTAATGGCACTTACGCGGCAAGACATACTCGAAGCCAATACGGAGACAAGGCCTGCAATGGAGGTACATCTAGGCGAAGTCAGTATGGAGGCTGAGCCAGGTACACGCACGATCGAGGTCCGCTACTGTATCATCTGGATTAACGGCAAGCGGTGGGCGGGTACTCTCGTTGAGGAACCAGAAGACATTCGGGCAAGGAGGGAGTTCCATGGCGAGGGCAGTAATTCTGGACTTCAAGGACAATGACGCAGCGGAGGCACTGATAGCGAAACTTGACGAAGCCAAGGCCGATGCGCACAGTGGCATTCCTATGGAGCTGGCAGCAATCCTTTGCTCATCTGCAGAAGTAAAGGCCCTGCTAGCCCGTCCGACTCGAGGCTGCAAGTGTAGGGGGATCAAGACCAATCGAAATCACAAGATGGCTTTCACACGTACCAAGCGCTTTGGTTGGTTTGTCCACGTTGGTTGCAATCGGCCCGCGCAGATGGTCGTCGACCGCTGGTGGCACAACCTCACTATCTCGGCAGGGAACAACCTCCTCGAAGAGCTCCGTGCGAAGTTCCGTCCAGTGGTGGAAGAGACCAATACCAGCGAAGTGGCTCCTGATAGTGACTCTGGAGGGAGCGTTCTGCCTACTGATCCTATTCAAGGGAGCATAGATGCGACTAGTCAAGATAGCTATCTGGCGACATGATTGCCGATGTGGCTGCAGATGGCGTCCTCTATTTGGGCATCGCTCACGTCACCGCAAGACTTGTGAGTGGTGCTCGTGAGTGACAACGAGCTCCTCTTTTGGAGTCTGATAGCATTCTTCAGTCTCATTGCCTTCGTAGTTGTGATGGGAACAATCAGAACGGCACTCGTAGCTAAGTACACAGGCAAGGAAGAGAAGGACGAAAGTAATACACCGGAAAGCTAGCCTCTTGTGTTCCCTGAGAGAGGTGAGATATACTTAATTATCAACAAAAACAAAACCTTCCTTAAGCTACGAGGCAACATGACTGAACTGGTACATGAGATTCATACTACCGAAATGCGTTCGTTCAGAGCCTGCAGAAGAAGGTGGGACTGGTCGTTCAGAGAGAACCTCCAGCCGAACAAGACAGCAGTGCCTCTCGAGTTCGGAATCGCCTTTCACAAGGCCATGGAGAAGATGTACGACCCCAAGACATGGGGAGCTCCTCGTACGTTGATCGCCCAGTTCGCCGAGGCCGCATTCTTCGACGAGTGTTCTCGTCAGAAGAAGGCGTACTACGACCAGATCGGGAACTATCTCGACGAGGACAAAGAACGTGACTACGACTCTCTAGTCCGTCTTGGCCGCGGGATGATCTACTGGTACGTACAGAATCACCTTCCTGTAGCCGACTGGACAGTCGTAGCTGTCGAGCAGAAGTTCCAGGTTCCTGTTCTGGATCCATACACAGGCAAGCAGGTCTACTGCAAATGTCAGATCTGTCGCCTCAAGTGGATCCACGCAAGAGCAGAAGGACTAGCTCCCAATGCCATTGTCATTACGGCTAAGGAGTTCGAAGAGTGGCCAGGCCTTCCCGTCGTCTACGAAGGCCGAGTCGACGCAATCGTTCGTGACAGGTTCGGCGATCACTGGGTTCTAGACTGGAAGACAACCAGTCGCATGATGAACGAGGATTCAGATGTCGTCCTCGAGCTTGACGATCAGGTCACAGGTTACGTATGGGCCCTACGTCAAAAGCTCGGACTAGCCATCAGAGGATTCAAGTACGTAGAGCTTCGGAAGGGTTTCCCCGAGCCTCCTACGAAGCTGAAGGTAGTCCGTCTTGGACGATCGTTCTCAGTCAGTCAGAACCAGATAACAGACGTTGAGACGTTCATTCAGACGGTCTCTCGTGAGGACAAAGGTGCGTACGAAGCAGGCTTGTATGCCGAGTACATCAACTGGCTAAAGACCGAAGGTACTAAGTTCATTCATGTACACACGGTCTACAAGTCAGAACAACAGCTTAGCATGTTCACGTACGAGTCTTGGGAACAGGTCATGGAAATGACCGACCCCGAACTACGGATGTACAAGTCACCTGGACGCTTCTCCTGTGGATTCTGTGCCTATAGGGAACCCTGCATTGACAAGGACCAAGGCGCCGACTACCAATATGGACTCAAGACGCTATACCAGATCAAGCCAAGGTACTACGCACTCGCTGCTGCCAGCACTGACCGAGGGATGAACAACTGATGGCGGATTTGAAAGTAGACGAAGACCTGCTCGGTGGACCTGAAGGTGAAGTTGCTCAGGACTCCGTATTCGAGAACCAGACAGCTGCACCTCAGGTAGCAGTCGAAGTAGACGATGCCAAAACTGGTAAGGTCATTCCTCCTGGAGCACGTCAGTTCGCCGGCATCCCGATGGCAACGATTAAGAACATCAAGCCATTCGTGAACGTCATGTGCTACGGCCTTCCTGGATCGGGGAAGACTCACCTAGCAGCCACAGGGGCTCGAAGCGTCCACTTGGCGCCTATGATGTACATCAACGCTGAGGCAGGCGCCAACACGCTGATGAAGTTCGACGAAGACATTCAGGTCATTCCTGACCCGATGAAGCAGAGTGGCATTCGCTGGGAGCAGTTCGAAGCTGTCTACGACGAACTCGACCGCCAGTGCTACAACTCGAAGGACGGACCTGAGTTCCAGACCGTGTGCATCGACACCGGAACGGAACTGCAGAAGATCAACATGGACTGGGTCATGGTGAACACCCTCAAGGCCCATCCTGACCGAGACCCTGATGTGCCAGGTCTTCACGACTGGGGCGCGTCGACAAACAGGATGAGGAAGTACCTTCGGCTCTTCCGAGACCTGCCAATGAACTTCATCCTCCTGTGTCACGAGACTTCCGAGCGGGACAACAAGGGCGTACAGTGGAAGCGTCCTGACCTGCCGGGCAAGATGTCGAATCAGGTCGCGGGCCTGTTCGACCAGGTGATGTACCTCTACACCAAGGAAGGTGAGGCCGGAGACGAGACTCGACCGACGGAAGTCATCCGCTACCTACTGACGGGTGCACTCGAGGGCTACGTCACTAAGGACCGGTCAGGCAACCTGCCACTGGTCGTAGCCAAGCCCAACATGAACAACATCTTCGAACTCATTCACAACAAGTAGACAAGGTACAAGGTATGTCCATCAAAGTCAATATGTCCGACCAGGAAGCCAAGTCTGGTGAAGGTACTGGATTTGGTCTTCCTCGGGGCGAGTACGACTGCATCATCACGGACTGCGAGCTGGACCAGAGCCAGAGTCAGGCCAACCCTGGCAAGCCGCTCTTCAAGTTCCGCGGTACCGTCCAGAGTGGCGAGTACGCTGACCAGGAGATCCCCTGGACGGCGTGCCTCTGGTCCGGCGCCCTGTACACGATCGTCGGCATGCTGAAGGCCATGGGAGAGTTCGAGAACTGCGGAGGGGACGAGAACAACCTCGAGATCCCTGACGCGCCTGAGTTCTACCTAGGCAAGCGCCTGATGGTGCGACGCGGCCTGAACAAGAAGGCCAAGGAGAAGAACCCGGAGGATGACCCTCGCGCCTGGATCGAGGTGCGTGGCTTCTCCGCGTACGAGCCTGGATCTACGACCAAGACTGGTCAGGTCAAGGCTGCTGCAGGAGCAGGCATTCTGCCGTAACTGAGCTGGGTGGGTCCGATTGTCCACGGGAGGAGGTCGGACCCACCCTCAGTCCTTGAGAGGTGAGGGACCTGTGAAATGGCGGGACTTGGAGACTTCTTCAAATCAGCGTTCGGTCAAACAACCGGATACGCTTGTATAGCACTTCGTAGTCCGCTCAATGGCGAGTTCAAAGAACGCTTCTTCAAGTACCCGGAGCAAGCCGATGAACTGCTGCAGCTCATCAGAGCCCGAGGACTGACTGACGACGTTTACTTCTGTCCTCAGCTGTTGACGGATCGGAAGAGAGTAAAAGCCAATGTGGAATTGGTTCAGTGTATATGGGCCGACCTGGACGGATGTGCTCCTGATAAGCTTCTGGTTTCTCCTACTTGTAGCTGGGAGACCAGTCCTGAACGCTACCAGGCTATTTGGGCGCTACCACATCCCGTCGATCCTGAAGACGGTGAAAGCACTAGCCGACGAGTCGCGTATGGTCATGCGAGCGAAGGTAGTGATCGATCAGGATGGGACATCACACAGCTACTACGGGTACCTGGTACTAGAAATTTCAAGTACGGATCGGGTCCTGAAGCCCCTACAGTCAAGATCGTGGGCTGGACTGACGACATTCACTCCCTTGAGGAATTCGCTTCTTATCCTCAAGTCGAAGGGTACGAATACCTAGACATACCGTTTCCTGACTTCATCTTCGAGAAGGGAGAGGAGATCCTTGAACGGAACCGATTCCGAATCAACGGGGCCTCTTTCACGCTCTTCCACAGGGAGCCAGAAGGCGATAGGAGCTCCGCTCTTTTCCGTCTGGAAATGTACTGCCTCGAAGCTGGCCTCACTATGGCGGAGACGTTCCAGGTATGTAGAGACTCCGCTTGTAACAAGTTCGCGGATAATCACATACGCCTCTGGAAAGACATATGTCGCGCGTATGGTCGTCACAAGGAACAAATACGGATCGCAACGCTCCCGCCTGGTACTGAGCCCGCTCTCGTCACCCAGCAAGAGAAAGCCGACATCCTAGCTCATCCATCGTTTGTAGAAAGGTACGTTGAGTGGGCAAAGACAGTTGGAGACGCAGCTTGGCAGTATCACGAAGCAGGCGCATTCGTGATGCTATCCTCTTGCCTCGCTGGCTCCATCCGTCTTCCAACGAGGTACGGGGCCGTCCTTCCCAACCTCTGGGTCATGATCCTAGCCGACACGACGTTGACGAGAAAGTCGACGGCAATGGACCTAGCGACGGACATCCTTATGGAAGTCGACGACTCAATCCTTATGGCAACGGATGGCTCTCTCGAGGGCTTGATGACTGCCTTGCAGGCCAGGGCTGGCCGTCCGTCTTTGTTTCTCCGGGACGAGTTCACCGGACTGATGGACCAGATGGGCAAGAAGGACTATATGTCTGGGATGAAGGAGTTCCTGACAAAGCTGTACGATGGCCGACTACAGAAGAGACTCCTTCGTAAAGAAGAGATCACCATTCGTGATCCTCGCCTGATTATGTTTACAGGTGGCATCAAGTCAAAGATGCAACGCATTGTAACCGCTGAAGACGTCGAGAGCGGTTTCATGCCGCGTTTTATCTTCATCACAGCAGAAAGTGATCCTGCACGAGTCAAGCCACTAGGCCCTCCGGAACCAGTATCAACAGAAGGAAGGGACCGTATACTAGCAGAGCTGACACGCATCAAAGAAGCACATGATCGAACGGAATCAGTTCTCTTCAAGGACAAGGTTGTCGGAGTACGTCAAGTCGTCACTGACGCGAAGATGACCGAGCAAGCTTGGGCGCGATACAATGAAGTTGAACAGACTCTCACTCACCTAGGAGTCGAAGGTGGACCTGAGCTCAGTGAGACGTTGGTACCAATGTATGTGCGGCTTGCCGTCAATATTCTCAAGGCAGCACTACTGCTTGCAGCTTCAAGATGTCTTGAGGGCGAGGTGGTGGTTGAAGAAGGGGATATCATCCGTGCCGCTACCTATGGAGATGTCTGGAGAAGATACGCTCAAGACATCATTGTCAATGTTGGCAAGGGAGCTGTTGAACACAAGATCGAACTAGTCCTCCGTGCCATCCAGAAGAGTAAGTCCATAGCCCGTGCACGTCTGATGCAGACATACCATTTGACGGCACGAGAGATGGATGACATCGAGAAGACGTTGATCGGAAGAGCCCTTATCACTAAGGTCGCAGAGGGACGCGCAACAGCGTACACTTCACTCCTAGAGGAAAAGGAATTATGTCAGAAGGAATTGCAGTCGTCAGTGGTGGACTCGACTCAATCACGATGCTGTACCACATGTTCAACAGAGGCATGCAGCCCGACGTCGTATCGTTCTTCTACGGCCAGCGTCATGCGAAGGAACTCAAGTACGCAGAGCAGGCTGCACGACGTTTCGGTGCACGCTTCGACATTGTAGACATCAGCAAGATCGGTCTCATGTATCGCGAAGCGTCGACCCTCATCGCAGGCGGCGGAGACATTCCTGAGGGTCACTATGCGCACGAGAACATGGCGCAGACGGTCGTCCCAAACCGCAACATGACGATGGCTTCGATCGCTGTCGGAGTCTGTGTCACTCGGGAAGGTAGCTACGTCGGTCTCGGCCCGCACAACGGAGATGCAGCAATCTACCCGGACTGTCGCCCAGCGTTCTGGCGTGAGATGCGTCACGCAGTCGCAATCGGGAACGAAGGCTTTCTCCCCACGCACTTTGACTTCTATCTACCGTTCCTCAATCTCTCCAAGCGAGAGATCGCCGTCAAGGCAAAAACGCTCGGTGTTCCGCTCGACAAGACCTGGTCGTGCTACAAGGGTGAAGAGATTCACTGTGGACGTTGTGGTACCTGTGTCGAGCGCCTCGAAGCTATCGACGCTGCACATCTCAACGATCCAACTCAGTACGCGGACACCGAGTTCTGGAAGACCCAGGTGAACGCATGAGCGAGACTGGATCGACCATCGCAGTCACTCACAACTTCGAAGCTGCACATCGTCTCTTCCTCACTCCTGGCAAGTGTGAGAACATTCACGGCCACTCGTTCATTGCGGGCATCGAGCTCGAAGGACCGCTGGATGAGAGGGGTATGGTCTGCGGACTCGACTTCGGCGATGTCAAGAGAACGTTTCGCGAGTACATTGATGCCTTTTTCGACCATCGGATCCTGCTCAACCGAGAAGACCCCTGGGCAGGAGACATCTCCTACGATGGAGAGACTCTTCTCAACCTGCCTGGTGTAGCGCCGCAACCTGGAGACCCGACCACTGAGAACCTCGCCCTGTGGATCGGAAGCTGGACAGTCGACCACTTCAAGGGTCTAGGCGTAGGTGCTGTTGTCTGTGTCATCAACGAGACCCGAGTCAACGCTGCCAGTTGGAGCTGGTATGCTTAGGCTCCTAGAACACTATGTATCGACTCAGGGTGAGGGTCCCCGAGTTGGCATGGTCACTCAATTCGTTCGGTTCGCTGGATGCAACCTCAAGTGTCCTGGCTGGCCATGCGATTCTCAATTCGCTATCGACCCGAAGCTGTTTCGGAAGGAACAGCAACTCCTCACTCCTGCTGACATGGCCAATCGCATTCGCGGGAAGATGCTCGACACTGGAGCAACGAACGTCTGCTTCACTGGTGGCGAGCCCTTCCTGCAGGTAGAGAGTGACCTACTTAACCTTCTCGATGAACTCGATGGTGAGGAATTCAAGTACGAAGTGTTCACGAACGGCACTATGCCGATCCACGAAGACTTCTTCGACTTCGACGTACACCCAGTAGTCGACTGGAAGTTGCCAGGCTCTGGCGAAGCTGATTACAGTCAGACTCGGATGGACAACGTCGGCATGATGACCGACTACGAGAAGGGTTGTGTCAAGTTCACGATCGCAGGTGAAGTGGACTTCAGAGTCGCTCGGACTGTCTGGAGCACGTACCTTCGCAATACGAATCTGGAGGTGTTTGCAGGAGCTGTGTGGAACAAGCTCGACACCAGGACGTTGGTCGGTTGGATTCAAGACAAGAGGCTGCCCTGGCGGCTCAATGTCCAGGTACACAACTACATCTACGGCGCACAAACGAGGGGCACATGAGCAATATCGATCCGATCCAGGTTACCAGTGAAGAGGGTCTTGCAGAAGCTTTGCTGATGCACGTAGCGAAAATGGATCTGAGTAGTCCTCACTCACGAGACACACCTGCACGCTTCGTACAAATGCTGAAGGAGTTGACTACTCCTGCCAAGTTCAACTTCACTACGTTCCCAGCAACCAGTCGGGACATGGTAGTGATCAAGCAGATTCCGATCGTGTCGCTCTGCGCACACCATGTCATTCCGTATCGAGGCTTTGCACAGGTCGGCTACATTCCAGAACTCGTAGTCGTAGGCCTCAGCAAGATTCCTCGCCTAGCACAGTCGCTAGCGAAGGGACTGACAGTCCAAGAAGAACTCACGGCGGAGATCGCACAGCATGTGTCAGAGAATCTCGGCACCGAGCATGTCGCGGTCGTAGTGGAGTGTGAACACCTATGTATGACGATCAGGGGAGCGCAAGCTCCAGGGACGACCACGTACACAGCGAGGATGCTGGGGTACTTCAACGATCACAGTCGGACAGCGAAGGACGAATTCCTGCGAGCGATCGGGAAGTAGACGACATGTACGACGGCATCCTTCGTCATGGTCTACGAGACCTCATCGAAGAGTGCATGAACGACTCAATGGACTTCTTCCCCGAAGTAGCCCACGACCTTCAATTCATGGCCTTGGCTCTTTGCGGCGAGACTGGCGAGCTTGCCAATCTGGTCAAGAAGGTCGTAAGGGGCTCTCACCGCTACACGGAACTGGAGGAAAAGATCAAAGAGGAGGCGATCGACTCCTTTATCTACCTGCTCATCATCTTCGGCCTCACAGGCGTCGACCCCATCGAGGAGTACCGTGTCAAACGAGGAAACAACGTCAACCGATTTCCCGTCACTACTGGCAGAGGCCGACCAAGCCTTCGTGACACGGTGCGCAGAGAGGATGGATCTGGGTGAGCAGAAGTACGGCCCAATCAAGTTCCTTAGCGTCGACACGCTCGAAGAGGCAATGCAGGAAGTTCTTGACCTTGCCAACTATGCACGTATGACCTACATCAAGCTCTACATCCTGCAGCAAGGCATGCCGAAGGTCACTTCAGGGGCACCTACGGACGCCGACGGGTTCGTATCAACCAAGACGCTCATGGGCGGTAAGACTGACTAGAGGGGTCGGGGGCTTCGGCCCCCACCCTTTGTCTGAGGGAGACAAAATGGAAATTGCACTGATTCCTCCAGTGAGTAGGTTGCATACCAACCTCAGCAGCAAGACGCAGATGCTGATTCCTGCAGCACTCAAGTACCACAAGTACAGCGTCCACTATCACTATCTGAGTGAGTGGGATGGCTCGTACATCATCATGGACAACGGTATGTTCGAGCATGGGATGCTCTCCTCAGACGGCCTTGTCGACCTAGCACTCAAGTACCACGCGCATGAGATTGTCGTTCCTGATGCGAAGGGTGATCGAGACAAGTCGATCAACCTTGCAGAGGACTTCATGAACGCTTGGCCTAAGGATGCGGACATGTCTTTCATGTTTGTCCCTCAAGGACAAAGCCTCGAAGAAGTCACCGAGTGCATCGATGCATACACGTCACTCATTGCTCACCTCAGTCTTCCCAAAGCCATCATCGGCCTCCCTCGATGGATGGGTGAAGAGTTCGTTCCAAATGCTCGACTCCTGCTGCTAGACTACCTGGCAGACAATGCACCTGAGATGAAAGCTCACCTGCTTGGTGTGAACCGGAAGATGCCTGCGGACGTGCGTGAGGCTGCAAAGATCCACAGGGGCTATGTTCGAAGCATGGACACCGACGCTCCGTTCGTTTGGGCTTGGTATGGTGTCGAGCTCAGTGAGACACCAAGCAACGCTGAACGTCCGACGGAGTACTTCAACGCCGATCCTGATATGTACCCGATTGACCTAATCAACAAGAACATCCGTACTCTTCGGGAATGGGCGAATGGCTGACAGGAAGCATCCACTAGCGAAATGTGAAGACTGTGATCTACGAACTGATGGGATATTTGTACCAAGTGTTGGACCCAGCAGAGCGTCTCTCGCTGTGGTGGGAGAAGCACCGGGAGCCAACGAAGGACGCATTGGACAACCTTTTGTGGGGGTATCAGGTAAGCTCCTCGACCGAATACTCCAACATTACCATATCGACCGATCCAGCATTCTCCTCACCAACGCATGTCTCTGCCGCCCACCTGACAACGCAACTCCCAGTGCGAACGCGTTGGCTTCATGTCGGCCCCGTCTCGTATCGGAGCTGGAAGAACGCAAGGTGGCTACGGTTGTGGCTCTGGGTAACTCGGCCGCACAACCGCTCCTGGGAACTAAAGATGGAATCACGAAACTCCGCGTCGGGCCGCCACGCAAGGGTCCTCTCGGTGAATTTGAAATCCTTCCAACATTCCACCCCGCCGCTTGCCTTCGTCCCAAAGGCGACGGGTTCTTCCCCTCGATCGTCAACGACTTCGGAAAGCTCCTAAGGCCTCCCAGTGACTGGACAGAGCCTACATTCATTGTCGTGGACGACCGTGAGTCAGCGCTGCGAGCAATTGCCGAGCTTCCAAGCACTCCCGTCACAGTGGACATTGAGAGTGACATCGACAAAGACGTCTCGTTCGAACACACGGCGCGACATCGTCTTCTCTGTGTGGGAATCGGATACGCAGAAGGCAAGGTGTGTGTGTTTGGTGAAAACGCGTGTAACGACCCTGCTGTCCAGTCGCGACTCGGTAAGTACCTGTCTGGACATAATCGACTCATTGCTCATAACGGCAAATTCGATTGGCAAGGTCTGTATTTCAAGTTCGGTGCTCTGCGGCTCTGGTTTGATACAATGCTGGCCTCCTATGTCCTCGATGAGCGCCGTGGACTTCATTCGCTCAAATATCTGGCAGTCGAGCTCCTAGGGACTCCACGTTATGACGATGACATCAAGCGCTACCTTCGGCCCGGTGAAGGGTACGGAGCGATTCCACGTGATGTTCTGTACCGCTACAACGCGTATGACTGCGCCGCCACGTTCGCGTTGTTCAAGGTGTTCAGCGAACTACTTGATCGTGAACCAGGGCTGCGTGCACTTCACGATTTTCTATGCCGTGCATCCGATGAGCTCGTGTACGTGGAGCTCAATGGAATCGGCGTGGACCTGGACTATAACTCATACCTTTCTACTTTCTACCAGCGACGGTTGGCTTTCCTACGTGAGGATATGCAGAGCACCTCTGGCAAGCCGAACTTCAACCCAAACAGCCCTAAACAGATTGTCGAGACTCTACAAAGACATTTCGGTATCAGGGTCCCACTCAAGCGAAATCAGAAGGGCGAATGGAGACCCAGCACAGATAAGGAAGTGGTTGCTGGGCTCATAACTCTCCACTGTCCCGAGCCATGGGGTGAGCTCTACGACTTCCTTTCTATCCTTCAAGAGCACCGAACGGAGGCCAAAGCTTACGGTACATACGTCAAGGGCATACGTCAACGTGTGTATAAGAAACGCGTGTACCCAACCTTCCTTCTTCATGGAACGACTACAGGCCGTCCTAGTTGTCGTAACCCTAACCTACAGAACATCACTCGAGGTGAACAACTTCGTAAGCAGTTCGTAGTTGTCAAACCCGATCACGTGTTCGTCTCGGCCGACTACAAACAGATTGAGGCTCGAGTCCTCACTTGGCTTGCTCAAGAGCAGTACCTGGCAGACATCTTCAATGACCCTACTCGTGACCTCTTCGACGAACTACGACCGGTACTGTATGGAGACACAGAAGGAATTTCAAAGGCCGCTCTGAAGGAACTGCGGATTCGAATCAAAGCCTACTTCTACGGACTGAGCTATGGCCGTGAAGCAGGTTCAATCGCGACCGAGTTTGACATTTCAAAGGCTGAAGCGATCAGAGGAATGCAAGCCTTCTTCAAGGTGATTCCGAACGTTGTTGAATTCCGCGAGCAGACACGTCGAGCTGTCCTAGATGGTCAAGACCTCGTTACAGCCTTTGGTCGTCACCGTCGCTTCTGGCTCATTACGAAGGAGAACAAGAAGGACATCCTGAACGAGGCACTAGCGTTCCTGCCTCAGTCGACCGCCTCGGACATTTGTCTTCAAGCCTTTACGTGGCTACGACCCGAGCTGAAGGGGATCGGTTGGGTTCGCAACCTCGTACACGACAACATTATGGTCGAGTGTCACGAGCGAGATGCCGACCACGTTACGACTTTGCTAGAGCATTACATGATCAGAAGCGGTCGCTCAGTCGTAGGTGATTACGTTCGAATCGATGTCGACGTGACCAGAGGAAGGAACTGGGGCGAGCTGTAACTGAGAGGAGGTGAGAACAATGTAGAGGAGAGAGATGGACCTGCACAAGTGGTTTCATTGGCACCATCAGGCAAGACAAGTAATCCAACCGAAAGTAGAGGCAGTCATGGCCCAGGCCCAAAACGTCACCGTCTCCGCCGACAAGCCCCAGTACAACCCGGGCGACACCGTAACGCTGAACATCAGCTGGGCGTCGGGAGAGCAGATCTCGACCACCACGTTCAGCGTGTCGGTCTCGGTGAAGAATCAGAACCAGGAGGAAGCCACTGCTTCCGCCACCATCGAGGTCGCCACTCAGGCGCCTTCGGACACCTTCGAGGTCAACGTGACCGACGACGGCAATCACACCTGGAACGTGACCATGGGTGAGGACGGCCTCTCGGCCACTGCGACCACGACGGTCTAGTGGCAGAAGAGATCGACACCACTACAAACATCTACACCGTACGAGTAGAGGTTTGGAGTAACGACGACATGGTTTCGGTGGACCATGAGATCGT